AAAAAGCTTCGTAAGTGGCTGGACGACATTGAGCTTATTGAAGCGAATCAAAAAAACCCACAAGATCCAGACGTTGACCATCTCCCAGGTTCTCAGCCAAAGGGCTATTACAAAGGCCTAAGCGATAAAGAAAAAGAAGCTAGAGCAAAGCAATTCGCACGTCAATCTAAAATGGATGACGATGATCCGGATGCTTATAAGCCAGCTCCAGGTGACAAAGACACCGAAACAAAACCAAGCAAGCACACTAAAAAATATCGTCAAATGTACGGTGAAGACGTTATGTCGTTCAGCTCATTTAACGAAGTAATCACCGAAGATGTTACTGCAGCTTTGCAAAAGAAAGCTGATAAAACCGGCATGCCGTTGTCAGTTTTAAGGCAGGTATATAATCGTGGTGTTGCTGCATGGAAATCTGGGCATCGTCCTGGTACTACAGCTTCTCAGTGGGGATTTGCCCGCGTCAATTCATTCGTAACAAAGTCCAAAGGGACATGGGGCAAAGCTGATAAAGACCTTGCTGCCAAGGTAAAAGGAAACTAAAATGTCAAAGTCTATTTTTGAACTTCGTGAAGGTATAGAGCAAACAATGATTCGCATGCTGCATGCCAAATTTCAGGAACTGTCGAAAATCGCAGATCCGAAGTCGGCTACTGCTCAAAAGATTGCTGGTAAATTAAATGCCAGAAAAGAGTTTGTCGCGATTAAAAAGCATATGGATCAGATTGAAGATATCCTAAGAGAACTTGATTCCTTGGCAGGTATCACAGAATCTGTTGACCTTGAAGAAGGTAACGGTTTTAATAGCTACGCTGATCTGGCTAAACGTGCAAAAGCTGCTGGTCATGACCCAAAGAAAGACCCTAATAAGGGAAAACCTGGTTATAACTCGTATGCCGATATGGCTAAACGTGCAGCTGCAGCTAAGAAAGCTAAAAAAGAATCAGTTGAAGAAGCTTTGGAAATCGATATCAGTATCGATGAGGCGATTCTTGAGGCATTGGCTGAAGCAAATATGCTAGAAGACATGATCAACGAAGATTGGGATGAAACCCAAATGGCACTTGGCCAACTTAAGTTCATTGAATATGCATGTGATGAGATCGCCGAGTACCTTGAAGAAGATGTTGAAGACATGCCTGAATGGTTCCAAAACAAGTTGACCATGGCATTTGCTCAAATGCAATCTTTGCATTCGTATGCCGAAGGCGATCGTCATGACGACGACGAAGACGAAGAAGACGAAGATGAAATGGACGAATCAACAAAGGCATATGGTAACACCATGCGTCAACAGGCTATCCAAAAGCAGCGTGACAGCATGAAGCCAGGTGAACTCGATAAGCTTGCCAAAATTCGTGCTATGTTGAATAAAGAGAAAAAAAAGAAATAAGCGTGAAGAGCTTTAGGTCATATATCGGTGCACACGAATTTGGGTCAAGGTAATGTTAACATTTAAAACTTTTATTTCAGAAGAAGCCGAATATCAAGGCCGCAAAGTAAAGCTAAATGACCCGTTCCGTTCGACGGATGGTAAAAAGAAATTTTATGTGTATGTGCGTAATGAAAAGGGAAATGTGATTAAGCTTGGTTTTGGAGATCCCAATATGGAAATCAAACGTGACGACCCTGAACGCAGGAAATCGTATCGCGCAAGACATAATTGCGATAACCCAGGACCTAAGTGGAAGGCTAATTACTGGTCTTGCAAAATGTGGTCCGGCTCAAAAGTATCTGATCTGGATTAAGTAACATGGCTATTAAAGACGAACGAACTAATCAGCTGATCAGTCAGCACATTTCATACGAAAACAGCAGGCTTGATCGCATCGAAGAAAAGATCGACAAGCTAGCCGAGACTGTTATATCGTTGGCCCGTGCCGAAGAGAAGCTAATCTCGTTAGAGAATGATAAGAAGTTTCTTATGGAACGAATGGTAAAAAACGAAGATAGAATTGATGGCGTTGAAGGACGCGTTGATGAAATCGCAGTAACAGTAACTGTAATCAACAGACTATTTTGGATAGTCATTTCAGCATGCGCCGCGGCAGTCGTCGGCACAGTGTTTATGTAAATAAGGGAGACTCAAATGTCTATTGTCGACGCATATCTTCGTATGACTAACGAAGCAAAAAAAGAAAAAGACCTTGATCCGGTTGGTAAGGCAGATGCTGATATCGATAACGATGGCGATGTTGATAAGTCAGATGAGTATCTGCACAACCGCCGTAAAGCAGTTAAAAAATCCATGAAGGATGAGGCTGTTGAGATTGACCCGGATAGCGGCGACGTCAAAAAGAAGAAAGAGAAAAAGAAAAACGATTCAGATGCATCGTCTTCTTCTGACAGTGACAGCACACAAGAATCTAAAACAGTGAAGGAAGATAATATGATTGAACAAGCAGACCAAGCAAAACTTGAGCCTAAAGCACAGGGGGAAAAGGAATTTGCTGATAAGCATACTGTTGACGTTGTTGATCGTCCGGACGCTACAAAGCAAGATGGAGCAGAAAAAGTTAAAGCAGCTCCAGCCCGTCCAGGTGACAACAAGCAAGCTGACAAACTTAAAACATTCAAGGATATCCGCAAATGAAAAAAGCAGGTTGGTTAAAGGACGCTGAAGCTCGTCCTGAAGGTTACTTTGACTCAAAGGGCAATAAGCTCAAAGGCGCTCGTCTGACTAAAGAGCAGTGCGATGAGTGGAATGGTGTCAAAAAAGCAGCACCAAAAAAGCTTGAGTTGAAAATTGAAGAAGAAGCTCCGGCTGAAATTACTGAAGTTACGATTGAAGTAGAAGTTGCTGAAGAAGCACCTAAAGAAAAAAAACCGTTGTTCAAAAAGCGCAAAAAATAATTAAATAAATAGTCCTATAACATTTTGTCTATGGGATGAATTATGCAACTTTTCGAAACTTTAAACGACGACAACTTTATTATGTTTGCAATGAAGAACTATGATAGTCCTTCTTGTATTGATATTGACGAATTCAATGAGGATCTTTTGAGGTTTAAATACCTCAAGAGATTACTTAACCGGTATAACAATGGCGACCTTCAAGAAAGGCTGATACTAAACCATCTAATTGTTCTGTTCAACGTGTTTGGCGTTAAAGCGGCGGAAAAGATGGTACTCTATAAAATAGATAAGAGGTATTGGTCAGCATTGAAACCATTTTTGATCTATCTTGGGTATATTAAAGATAGTGATATGGTAGATGTTCCGTTGGATATGCATATTGTGGAAGTGCTAAGGAAAATTTAATGGGTATTATCTCACGCGCAGCAGATACTTACTATACGTTTAGGTTCGTCAAAACCCTTGTAACCAAGTGGGAAGATCAACCGGCGTACGCCCTTGGTATTATCAACGAAAAAGGTAAAGTACTGAGAAAGGCCTCTACCCTCACTACTGATGAGGAGAAGACTGCTTATAGCATTTTCCATAGACTTGTTTTTAACGTTAAGCGTCTTATTGAAAAGTTGCCTTTTGGACAGACTAAACTTGCATCATACGCAGCTGCACTGTTTTTGATTAAAGAGAATACTGGTCTCTCTGAAGAGCAGATCAAAAAGGCAATGGAAAAAGTCTTTGCAGAATTAGAAATCGATATTGAAGCTGCCATGGCTATCACTGAAGGAAAGCATTGGCATGTTATCGATAACGATATGCTGGCACCTGGCACGTATATTTTGGCCGAGGATGTTGCTTCTCCTACAAACGGCGAAATTGTTGCTCGCAAGAATACAAGAGTAATATCACCAGCTGGTAATGAGCCAGTTGACTGGATCATGGAAATGCCAGTATATAAAGTTACTCATGGGCCAACAAAATTAGAAATATATGTATCACCTGGGGATCTGTTACGATGAAATCATTTAAAGGTTACTTGCAAGAAAAACTGACTGTTGCTGATGGTCAAGACAAGTGGATCGAAGACTTCCTTAAGTCTGACGCACCTCAGTTTAAAGGCAAATCGAAAGAAGAAATCGTAAAAATGGCAGTTGCTGCATTTAATGCTGCAAAGAAGAATGAAGGCACGCATGGTCCTTCAGGTGTCGGACATGCCTATCCTGACTATGCTGCAGATTTCGCAAAGAAGAAGGTTAAGCTATCTAAACACATCGACCAAGATTTAGCTAGAGCAAAGCTTGGTGAAGAGGCTCCGGCCAATTCTGTTGCAGGTGGTGGTGTAGATATGAATCCTACTGGTCGACCAAAGAAGCTTGACAAACGTTCACGTTTTGATGTGATGAAGATGTACCGTAGGGCATCCGGAGCAAAGTAATGCTTTATGTTAGAATGGTTATTTTATCTGCGCTGGCTGGAGTTCTACTCGCTGGTGCAGTTTACGTGAAAAACCTTAAACAAGATTTGGAAACAGCCCGTGCTAACGTGGCCAAGATGGAAGTTGCAGTTCAAACATCTGAAGCTTCACTCAAATTAGAAAGAGAAGAGTCTGCTAGACTTGGTGTACTAAATCAGGAACTCGGTGAGAATCTTCGAAAAGCAGAACAATATGGTGATGAATTACGTGCTACCCTTCAAAAGCACAACCTGACTCACTTGGCAAACACAAAGCCAGGATTGATTGAAAAGAGGATGCAAGATGCGACTGATAAACTATGGGATGATCTCACTGACCTTACTAGCCCTAACCGGGTGCAGCAGCCTTTGGAGTCGGCCGGAACCGCAGATACAGGTAGTAACTAATACAGTTAAGACCACGGTACCTATTCAGGCAAGACCTAAAGAAGTTCAGCTAAACGACGTAAAGATCTATGTCGTTTCCAAAGAAAACTACGAAGAATTTGTACAAGAGTTCACTGCCAAAAACGGCGGAGATGCATATATTGCCATATCCATCAAGGACTATGAAAACCTGGCTTTAAACTTTGCCGAGTTGCGGAGATACATTGAGCAACAGAAGCAAATCATCGTCTACTACGAAGACGCAGTTGAGCCAGAGCCGGCTGAATCACAAAATTAATTTTTGTTTACTATGTACTTCTGCATAAAAGTGTGGTAATATATAGTTATCTGTTATGGAGAAATATTCAATATGATTACTGTCACCAAAAGAGACGGTTCCAAGCAACCGTTTGACCTTGAAAAGGTCCATAAAGTTTTAGAGTGGGCAACCGAAGATATCACCGGGGTATCTATTTCAGAAATCGAACTAAAGGCAAATATCCAGCTTTATGATGGAATCAAGGCTTATGATATCCATGAGCTTTTGATCAAGTCAGCCTCTGAACTGATTTCTGAAGCAACGCCCAACTACCAATATGTAGCTGCACGCCTTGTCAACTATATCCGTAAAGAAGTATTTGGTGACTATACACCTGCTCCATTGCTTGAAGTGATCAAGAAGAACATTGCTCTTGGCGTCTACGATAAACAAATTCTAGAAAAATATACAGAAGATGAAATTACTCATCTTGACTCGCTGATCAAGCACGATCGCGATAATACATTTACATATGTTGGTATGGAACAGTTCCGTGGCAAGTATCTTGTACAAGAACGTGCAACCGGAAAAATTTATGAGACACCTCAGATCCTCTATATGATGATCGGCGCAACGCTGTTCTCTGACTATCCTGCGTCTACTCGCATTAAGTGGGTCAAAGAGTTCTATGAGGCTGTATCTGGCTTCTACTTGTCTTTGCCGACTCCTATTATGGCAGGTGTGCGTACGCCTACGCGTCAGTTCTCTTCATGCGTTCTTATCGAGAGTGGTGACTCACTGAACTCTATTAACTCGACTGCTACATCAGTTGTTCGTTATATCTCTAAAAAGGCTGGTATTGGTATTAGTGCTGGTTCTATCCGTGCACTTGGATCACGCATTGGTGATGGATCCATCGTACATACTGGCGTGATTCCGTTCCTTAAGTACTTCCAGTCTGCTGTGAAATCGTGTTCACAGGGTGGTGTTCGTGGTGGTGCAGCAACTGTGTACTTGCCTGTATGGCACCTTGAATTTGAAGATCTTGTTGTTCTGAAAAACAATAAAGGTACAGAAGAAACACGTGTGCGTCACATGGATTATGCTTTCCAGTTTAACAAGTTGATGTATGAACGTCTTCTGTCTGGTGGCAATATCACTCTGTTTTCTCCTGATGAGGTTCCTGGTCTATATGAGGCGTTTTACTCTGATCAGGACAAGTTCAAAGAGCTGTACGAGAAATACGAGCGTAGCACCAAGATCCGCAAGAAGGTTCTTTCGGCGATGGACGTCTTTAGCCAGTTTATTACAGAGCGCAAAGATACAGGTCGCATTTACCTGATGAACGTGGATCATGCAAATGAACATGGAGCGTTTGATCCTGAAGTTGCACCTATTCGTCAGTCCAATCTATGCTGTGAAATCGACCTTCCTACTAAGCCACTTAACTCGGCCGACGATGAAGAAGGTGAGATTTCATTGTGTACTCTTTCGGCAATCAACTGGGGTCTGATCAATGATCCTAAAGAGTTCGAACGTTACTGCACAATCGCAGTTCGTGCACTTGATGCTTTGTTAGACTACCAAGACTATCCTGTTAATGCGGCAAGGGTTTCTACATTCAATCGCCGTCCTCTTGGTGTTGGTATTATTAACTTGGCGTATTTCCTCGCTAAACGTGGTTTGGCTTACAACGACGGTGCATTGGCTACCGTTGATGAATACGCACAAGCATGGTCATACTACTTGATTAAAGCATCCGTTGATCTTGCTGAAGAAAAAGGTTCATGTCTTGCAGTCGAACAGACTAAGTACTCAAAGGGAATTCTTCCGATTGATACATACAAAAAGGATGTTGATCAGCTAGTACCGCATACCGAGAACCTTCCATGGGATGAGCTGCGTGCTCGCCTTAAAGAGGTTGGTATTCGTAACAGCACTTTGATGGCTCTTATGCCAGCTGAAACATCTGCTCAGATCAGTAATAGTACAAACGGGATCGAACCTCCACGGGCTTTGGTTTCATATAAGCAGTCTAAAGATGGTGTAATGGCACAGGTTGTTCCTGGTTACCATCACCTGAAAAACAAGTATGACTTGCTATGGAATCAGAAGTCTCCGGAAGGCTACCTTAAGATTTGTGCTGTTCTGCAGAAGTATATTGACCAAGGTATTTCGGTCAATACCTCTTACAACCCTGAGCACTTCGACGAAGGCAAGGTACCAATGTCCCGTTTGATTACGGACATCGTTACTTTCTACAAATTTGGTGGTAAGCAGCTTTATTACAATAACACCTTTGACGGTGCCGGTGAATGGAATGATTCACCTGAAGTTAAAGACCACGAACAGCTGGACGATTCGTTTGTAGGAGATGAAGAAGCATGTGATTCATGCACAATTTAGTGTGTACATAGCTGCTGATTCTTGATATAATAATACTATAAAGTCCACCGCCTTTTGGCGGTGGAATCATCTTGGGTAAAGGATAGGACAAATATGTCATCAGTATTTCAGCAAAAGAAAAAGTCACACCTACAGTCGACTATGTTTTATGATGAGGGTGTGGATATCGCACGTTATGATCAGGTAAAGTATCCGGAACTGGATAAGATTACTGACAAACAATTGGGGTTCTTTTGGCGGCCTGAAGAGATCGACGTATCTAAAGACAAAGCAGATTTCCGTGCATTGACTGAGCACGAACAACACATTTTTACATCTAATCTAAAACGCCAAATCCTGCTTGATTCAGTACAGGGGCGTGGTCCAACTGAGACTCTGATGCCAGTTGCCTCTTTGCCCGAGCTAGAACCGCTGGTAATGGCTTGGACCTTTATGGAAACAATCCATTCGCGATCTTATACTCATATCATTCGTAACGTATATCCAAACCCATCAAAAGTATTCGATGAGATGCTTGATATTCAAGAGATTGTGGATTGCGCAGCAGATATTTCACGGTATTACGATGACTGTATCCAAGCGAATTCATGGTATAACCTTTTGGGCGAAGGCACATTCAATCTTACTCAAAAGGGTATGGACGATGAAGGAACCGAAGTTAATATCAATCTGTATGATTTGAAAAAGAAACTGTGGTTGGCACTGAACTCTATTAACATTCTAGAAGGCGTTCGATTCTATGTTTCGTTTTCATGCTCATGGGCATTCGCAGAATTGAAAAAGATGGAAGGCAATGCTAAGATCATCAAGTTCATTGCGCGAGATGAGAACACCCACCTTGCAGCTTCGTCTTATATGATCAAAACACTTCCAAAGGATGATCCTGACTTTATTGCAATCAAGGAAGAGTGTCAAGACGAAGTAATCAAAATGTTTGTTGACGCCGTTAATCAGGAAAAGCTGTGGGCAGACTATTTGTTCAAGGATGGTTCTATGATCGGCCTTAACGCTAGACTGCTATATGATTACATTGAATGGATTGCGAATAAGCGCATGAAGGCCATCGGCGTTCCTTCACCATTTTCGGTGCCACAATCTAACCCACTTCCATGGACTGAAAAATGGATTGGTGGTGGTAATGTTCAGGTTGCACCACAAGAAACAGAAATTTCGTCGTATGTTATCGGCGGAGTTAAACAAGATCTAGACGATAATACATTTAAAGGGTTGTCACTATGAAATACACAATCTATTCAAAAGAGAACTGCATGTACTGCCTAGGTGCAAAAAAGCTGGCGAATGAAGAGCTTCTAAATTATGATGTGATCAATATCGGTACCGATATCACAGTAGACGAATTTAAAGCCAAATTTCCGGAACAAAAAACTGCACCACTTATCATGGCAGAAGACGATGCAGGTAACGTAACAAAAGTTGGCGGATACCATGAGTTTTACAACCGTATCACGACAATGAAAACAACAGTAGAGGTAAAACTATGAGTGAATGTTATTCATGCGGGGTAATATTTGAAGTTGAGTTTGATGAAGATTTTGAGTCAACTGAAGTTAATTTTTGTCCTGCATGCGGAGAGAAGCTGGATATTGAACTAAACCTGTCGGCCGACATGCCCGAGGGTTATCCTGTTTGATGCATAAATAGACCATATATCAATAATATGGTTTGTTTATGGAACACTGGACATATAATGGAAAGCTTTTCGATACCGAAGATATAGGTGATTATGAGGGATTCGTCTACATGGTCACCGATCTTGAAAACGGTATGAAGTATATTGGAAAAAAGAATTTTTATTCCAGAACAAAGCTTAAGCCTCTTAAAGGGCAAAAGAGAAAACGCACGAAGGTAGCAGAGTCTGACTGGAAGACATACCATGGATCTTCTGATGAGGTAAAGAATCTCGTCGAAGAGTTTGGACCATCAAGGTTTAAAAGAGAGATTCTGCATCTGTGTAGTACAAAGGGCGAAATGTCCTATATGGAAATGAAAGAGCAGATTGTAAGAGACGTCCTGCTCAAGCCTGATGAGTATTATAATGCGTTTGTTGGTGGAAAAATTCATCGTAATCATCTAAAAAAGATGTTTACAAACGAGGTGTAATAGTATATAATGTCTAAAGATAACGTGGTAGAGTTTCCGTATCATAAAATATCCAACCCTCTTGCTGATGGTGGCAATGATCCTACTAGGATGGAAGTGGCGTGTGATATTCTTGAGGCGGCGGTTATGGCAGCAATTGATCATGGGTACTCCCCTAAGACCTATGAGGGTGGAACCGGTGATTATGGCATCATACTAAACTTAGTATATGCCACGTTATGCAGGGCAGAAGGTGAAGACCACTTTATGCATGAAATGATGGACGAGGTTAGCGAGACACTAGCTTCGATAAAGGATGGATTAGATGATCATAGTTGACTTTAACGGAATTGCGGTTGGTAATGTTATCACACAAAAGCTAGATATTCAAGAGGATCTGATTCGTCATATGATCTTGAATACTCTTCGAATGTACAATAAAAAGTTCCGTGATAAGTACGGTCAAATGGTTATTGCGTGTGACTCTTCTTCATGGCGCAAAGAGTACTTTCCTCAGTACAAGTTTAAGCGTAAAGTAGGACGTGAAGAGTCGTCGATGGATTGGAATGAAGTGTTCCGAATCATCAACCTAGTTCGTGAAGAGATTCGTACGAACATGCCTTACAAGGTTATTCATGTGCAGGGTGCGGAAGCTGATGATATCATCGGTGCTCTTGCAATGGAGACACAAGAGTTTGGCAAGCATGAAGACGTAATGATCGTCTCAGCTGACAAGGACTTTATCCAGCTACAAAAACATGAGAACGTCCGGCAATTTTCTCCGATGACTAAGAAGTTCATTGACGATAAGAATCCTCGGATGTATCTGTTTGAGCACATCCTTAAAGGAGACAGCGGTGATGGTATTCCAAACTGTCTTTCTGGTGATGATACCTTCGTTGATGGTGTTCGTCAGTCTCCTATGACTCAAAAGAAGATAGCATCGTATCTTTCCGCCACTGATCTGAAAGAGGCGATGGGTGAAGAAATCTATCGTAACTATTGCCGAAACAAGAAGCTAATTGACCTCGAGGAGATGCCAGATGATCTCAAATCAACTATTATAAATACATATGAGGCAACAAAGCCTCCACACAAAATGAAAGTACTTTCGTATTTTATTGAAAAGCGATGCAAGATGCTTATTGAATCTATTGAGGAGTTCTATTGATGGCAGTTAAACGACTTAAAAACGCCACATTACATGAAATTTTTACGCAGGTCGGTGAGGCAAAAACCCGAGAAGAAAAGGTTGAAGTCCTACGTGCGTATAACGAGCTGTTTGTTCGTGATGTACTAAAAGGTGCATACGACGACACTATTCAATTCATCATTCCAAAAGGTGCTCCTCCTTATACGCCTGCACCTGAGCGCAACCCGCCAACCCACCTAAAGCGTATGACAAAGCAGTTTAAATACTTTGTGGCTGGTGGTCCAGGAGAACGCCTTCCAAATATGAAGGTTGAATCGATGTTCATCAAAGTCATTGAGGCAATTCATCCAGATGATGCTAAGTTGGTCATCATGATGAAGGACAAGGAATTGGCCGGCGTGTATAAGGGCCTAACAAAGAAACTAGCATCGGAGGCTTTCCCTGGTTTAATTGTGAAATAGTATAAATAAATTCATGCAGAGATTCAGAATAAGAAAAATCAGCATTAGTAGTAACTAGTTACGGCTGGGGTGTATTCCCTAGCCGTTTTTTTATGCCAACTTCACGCAGGAGGCCTTACAATATCTAGAAAAGCTCGCCCAAAAATCCAGATTAGCAATAGGGAGTTCACCATGGGTTCTAATATTGAAAGACTAAAAAAAGATCACCGGGAACTAAAGCACTACATAAAGAGAGTTGAACGAGAAGGTGATGAACAATTAGTCTTCAAGCTTCAGAAAAAGTATGAGTACTTGAGCAGCAGAATAGTTGATATTGAGGAGGAAATTTTATCAGTTTAATGTTTACATTCTCCCTCTGATGTGGTACAATAGTGCTATTCAGAGGGAGTTTTGTTTTGGTTAAACAGACTGTTAAAGAAAAGATACGACAGCGAAGATCGCAGATGCTGATCCATTCATGTCTGTATTACGAGATGGATCAATCAATAGTAGACGACTATACGTGGCAACGTTGGGCGGATGAACTTGCTGATCTTCAAAAAAATAATCCAAAAGACTGCAATATAGACTTCTTCGACCGAGAGTTCTCTGACTGGGATGGATCCTCGGGGTATCACCTTCCTTTGAGGAATGAGTGGGTACAAGCAAAGGCTCAATATATTTTGCGCATACATGAAAAAAGTAGTGTACAATCAGGGGAACCTGTGGTACAATATACTGGTAATCTAGAGGATTTTATGCAATGAACCTTTTTGTACTTGACAAAAACCCAGTCAAAGCAGCGCAGCTTCAGTGTGATAAGCACGTTGTTAAGATGATTGTTGAATCAGCACAGATGCTTTCAACAGTACATCGTATGCTAGATGGTACCATGGAGCGCCGACGTTCTAAATCAGGCAAGGTCATGGTCAAGTATTGGGTTCATCCAGACCCTATCGTGGAAAACAACTTATACAAAGCTTGTCATACTGGTCATCCATGCACCGTATGGACAATGGAGTCATCGTCAAACTATCGTTGGCACCTAGATCACTTCGAGGCTTTACTCGACGAATATGAGTATAGATACAATAAAGTCCATGCCTCAAGCAGACTCATGCAGCATTTACTTAGTGCCCCTTTTAATATCCCTAGCGCCGGAATGACGCCCTTTAAACTTGCAATGAAGTCAAATCCAGAATGTATGTTTGAAGAAGATCCTGTTAGATCTTACCGTGAGTTTTATCAAACAAAGCAGGATCGATTCAAAATGGTTTGGACCGGTCGTGATATTCCGGAATGGTTTGAATTTAATAAGGAGAAGAAAGTTGCCTAATTGGTGTATGAATAGCTTAGAGATCACGTGCGATGATCAGGAACAGCTCAAGGAAATGGTTGAGCGTTTGCTAGCTCTTGAAGAAGATGCATACGGAGAAGTCCATGGGTTGCTTAAAGCATTGGATCCGACCTGGCGTCAGAGAGAAGCTGCAGGTGCTACGTTCAATATTGAAGACGGAGTAATCACTGCAGATTTCGAAACACCATGGTCTCCTCCAACTGATCTTTATGATGATCTGAGCGATGAAGGTTTTGAAGTGTATGCTAGTTACTACGAACCAGGCATGCAGATTGCCGGTATCCATCGGAATGGATTTGATACTCATGTTGAATACAGCGAAGTCGATGAAGAT